ATACTACCATCATAACACAGGTCGGGCCGAGTTGTCAAGCGTCTGTCGATAGATATATTGAAGAATCAAGACAAAAGAATAAGGAGCGGTAATGTACCACGTTGTTGATACATCAGTTATCTTGTCAGATCCGAAGGCCCTAGAAAGGTTAGGTGACAAGAATATAATTCTCCCTCTTGTCGTTTTGACCGAACTCGAAGCCAAACGCACTCATCCAGAACTAGGTTATCCTGCCCGAATGGCACTGAGGTACCTGGAGCAGCTTCGCAAGGACAATCCTTCGCTCACAGAAAGTATTCCGACACCTGCTGGTGGGTCTATCAGAGTAGAGATTAATCATGTAGATGATTCTAATCTGCCGACAGTCCTGAAGACGGCTGAGAATGACAACAGAATCCTCGCTGTAGCCTCTAATCTGGGCCGTGAAGGCCATGAAGTGGTTCTACTTACCAAGGACCTACCTCTACGTTTAAAGGCTTCTATCGCTGGTATAGGGGCCAATGACTTTGACTACGAGTCATCAGTCGATGCTGATTGGGGTGGTATTCTGACTGTTAAGGTAGATGGTGAGGCTATCGATCAGTTCTATCATGATGGAAAGATTTGGATTGACGAGACAGAAGTTGCGCCTATTCACACAGGAGTAAATCTTCGGTCTGGAACTCAAACAGCTCTAGGAAGGATTGCTCGTGATGGATTCGTACGTCTTATCAAAGATAGAAAGCCGATGGGGCTTGAAAGTAAAAATGCGGGCCAAGCTATCGCCCTTGAGCTTTTATCTGATCCTTCGATCGGAATTGTATCCCTCGGTGGGCTTGCTGGATCGGGCAAGACTGTTATGGCTTTGGCGGCGGGCATTGCGGCGGTCAAAGATCCAAGTTCGAAGATTAAGAAAATGGTTGTTTTTAGACCGGTTACGGCAGTCGGCAATCAAGACCTTGGTTTCTTACCTGGTACCGCTGAAGAGAAGATGGCACCGTGGTCCGCTGCGGTCCATGATGCGTTAGAATCGTTCATGAAACCAAACGAGATTCGTGATATGCGGGCACAGATTGAAGTGCTACCTCTTACGCATATCCGTGGCCGTACCTTGAAAGATACGTTCGTAGTTATTGACGAGGCACAGAATCTCGACATTATGACGCTTGTCACAGCACTCAGTCGCCTCGGTGAAGGATCTCGTGCCATCCTGACTCATGACGTCAGCCAGCGTGACAACCTCAGAGTAGGTAAGTATGATGGTATCGCTAGAGTGATCTCGACTCTCTCAGAAAGTGACTTATTCGCCCATATCTCACTTGAAAAGTCTGAGAGAAGTGCTATCGCAGAACTTGTAGCTAGTTCGTTTGACCTATAGATGTCGTCACATAGAATAAGACAAGCAAGGAGAAAGTCATGGCTAAAATAGTCTCACCAGGAAGTTCTATTAACAAATCTGCAGATGAACTAGGTCCGGCTCCTAAAGATTTACAGGTACTAGGTCCTCGTCTTATTGACTATGGTGGTGGACCGTCACCGACTGGATTTCTTACCCTTGGACTCGCTGACTATTCAGTTCCGATCTATAAATATGATGAAACTAAAACCAATGGTAAGCCTAATCAGGGTGGTTCTTACTATTTTCCATTGACCTTCTCGTTGAATGAAGGGTCTAATGGTAATGTCCCCGCTGGAACATGGGTTCCAGACAATCCTACTTGGGTTGGCGGTAGCGGTAATGATAACATTATGATTGTCGAGCGTGAATCTACAGGACAAGCTTGGGGCTGGTGGATGATTCGTCAGCCAGCTTATAATGCTATCAATTGGACTAACATTTTAGCTGGTATCTTCTGGAAACAACCGCAACACTGTGCTGCGGCGTGTAGTCTTAATAATAATTTCTACAAGCCAGTTTCATCTAAGGATGATTTTGAACGTGGTAATGGTATGAAGCAGCGTGAACTCCTTGTTACTATCGATGAAATGCTTGAAGGCGAAATTAAGCACGCTCTTCAACTAACACTGACTAATACTTGGTTTTCAGAAGGTCCCGCTCATCTTGGCCAACTTGGTACCGATTATCTATATCCTGCTCGCCGTTGTGAATGGGATCGTGCTCGATCTATTCCAACTCGTATGGGACATGCGTTCCCTGATGATAAGAACAAGCTAACGCTCCACGGTACACGTATTCGATTTAAGCTTACAGCCAAGGAACGTTCTGATTGGCTTGACAAGAACGTGACAGCAACTAAGACTACATTCCGTGAGTTCTGCCGCATCTACCTTAACGCTATGTGTGACTACGGTTTTGTTACCACAGACACAGGTAACTGGGGTATGCTCAGCCAGTTTGATGGTGTTCTTGGTCCTGCCGGTCCAGTCTACAAGAGTAAATTTGGTATCGACAGAACCAAGAAGGACATCTTTGCTAATCAGGTCAATGTCTTCTCTAAGTTTATGGCAGAGTGGCGTAGCCGTGTAGAGGTCGTAAATCCACCAGCTAGTATCTACTGATAGCGGTCATCTCGACCATGCCAGTCTGAATAGAACCCGCCACCGTTACTTAGATCTTGCAACTGCAAGAAATAATCTTCATACTTGTAACGTACAACATCCATAGAAAAGCGATCAATTGCCCGTTGTCTTATTTCTTCAGCAGCGGGCAATTTTGCTAACATATCATCCGAGGCAAAGTACGCAGCTTCTCCGATGGTACGAAAACGGTAGCCATCTAGACCATGCTTGATCGTCTCAGGGAATACGCCATAATCTGTGGCAACTACAGGAGTGCCAGATAAGAGTGCTTCAATACTTACACCGCCGAATGGCTCTAGATATGTTGTAGGCATGAAGCAAGCCTTCGCACCGGATAGCAACTTAGCTCGCTCTTCTACGTTTACATGACCAATATGAGAAAGATGATCACCCTGTACAGTTAGTTCATCACCGATAAATTTGTTACCTTCCTGTCGACAACCCTGGCCCGCCATGATAAGTTTTGCCCCGAGTTTACGTGTAGCTTCTACGGCAATTTCTACGCCTTTACGTTGAGTGAACCGGCCTAGGAAGACATAGTAATCTTCTTTATCAGCAAGGTAGAAGTCGTCAGGATTGAAATAGTTTGGAATTACTGCATCATAGTGCTGTCCGTTGTCAGTGTTAAAAACATTTCCATATACATAGTTCATATGTGAATATGATTCAAACACCTTGAAGTTAGCGAAGCATCCTCGATAACCAATGCCATATTCTACTACGGGATTATTCGGGAAAGCTTCAGCGACTTGACGCTGGCATTCCCCAGCGATCAGGCAGATAAAGTCACCCGGCTCTAGGCGATCATTGATCTCAGCGATAGCACGATAGTTGGTAACCTTCCAGTGCGTATCGTTAGGTCCCCACGTAATGGGATAAAACTGGGTCTTATAGTCGAACTTACCAAACCATTTTGTCTGCTGCGCCCGTGTAGCGATTGTTACTAGCTCTGTTACATCAGCATCAGTTTCTTCGCCAGCATATAGAAAAGTATCATGGCCTAGAGAACTCATCATTGTTGCAAAATTTCTAGCCTTGGCCGTATAAGCGCATGAGATGTACTCAATTGTGGCCTGAGTATGTGGTAATGAGAGTATATGGAATCTCATCCGTAATATGCCTTTGTCACTTTACCGCTATCGACAGAAAGATTAACTCGTTCCGGCACCAGGTCACTTGTTACTACGTTCACCAGCGAGTCACGACGCACGGTACGATAAGGGATATCTGCATTCTGCAGGGTTTCTAGTGCCATGAACTCTGTCATGCCAATCAGATAATCTAGTTCATGATTATTCATTTAAATCTTCCTTAAGATAAGTAATAGCTTTTTCTAAAATTTCTATAGAATCTTTCATCATCCCCAAACCTACATTGCATTCAGTACAAAGCAAGCCACGAATTTTTCCTGTTGTATGGTTGTGATCAACAACAAATGACCCCCGACCTCTAGGTGTATCTGTTTTACAAATCTTACATAAATTATTCTGGCTTGCTAGAAGTGATTCAAATTCATCGATACCAATACCAAATTTTTTCTTAAGATTTCTATCTTTATTAGATCGAAATAGAGCTTCTGGATTTTCTTTCTTTTTACGTTGGTATAACTCTCTTGCCAATTGCCGTTCACATGGTGGGCAATGTGGACCTCGACCATCAGTAGTATTACCTTTGGTTTTAACTCGAAAAACTTCAACTGGCAAAGATTTCTTACAAGTTCTACAAATTTTAGTCACGGACTAACGCTACCAAATTTTCTGAACGCTGTACTAGTGATAGGATATTTTTCCTGAAAAGGAACTTCCATTGATCGTCCACATTGTTCGATTTCCCACATAGGAAACGATGGAAATGTAGAGTTTTCATCTGTTGTCCGAAGTGACAGAAATGACATAAGACTACGTGGATTAAGTGTGACATACATTGAAGAATATGTATAGACCGGAAGAACCCCACGAGCTACTTCTTTAGCCACACCAGAATCAAGCTGTCTCTGGTAGGAAGAGTATGCACTAGTACACTGTTGTTCGATCTCAGCTACAAGAATTTCATATTGTTCATCTGTACCCGCTTCAAAGGTGTAGTGACCCGGTTTCCCGACCTGTGTAATCGGTCGGTGACGAGGCGGTACATAAAACTTAGGCTCTAGTTGCGTATATCTACCGCTGATCTCATTGTAAGAGAAGCCAATACGATGACGATGCCATTCACGGAAGACAGCAATGGGAGCTTCAACAAAAAACGTCATCGCTCCATGTTCAAAGGGCGAGCCATGGCGATTTTTTATCAGAAATTCAATCTTGCCACGGGACTCTTCTGTAGGCATGGATAGAAACTCCTGAGATTGGGGGCCCTGTGTGCTCACCATCATCGCAGCAAGCACTGAGTGATCCCCTCCCATAGAGTCAACCAAGTTTACACTAAGATCACTACTAAATTCAGTCATCGGTTAATCTTTCTTGCCTGCTTGGCCCGTTTAGCCTTAGCACGGCGTTCCTCTAGAACGGTCCATGGACGACGCTTCGTCATCGAGTATCGGGAGAACTTCAAGCCTTCAGGCTCAGATACGAAGATCGTATGCTTAGATGCGCCACGACGCTCCTGCAGGGCTTGGTATAGGTCTTTGATCTGATCAGGTGTAAGATTTTCGAGTTGCTGTGGATTCATAATTTCCTTTCGTCTAGTTCAAGTATAGCTCATGACGAGCATCCTGTCAAGAGTTTCCGTTAAATTAGGAAGAGAGACAAGGAGAATTCTATGGGAATGAGTTACGGCGGTAAGAGATGGACACTCCCACTTTCGCTGCGAGCGCTAGAACAGGAAGCTAACCTGATAGCACCGAGACGTTCTAAGGCTAGTGATGGTTCGATTGGTGACCAGGCCCATGCTTCTAGAAAATCTGACCATAATCCTTCTGGTGGCTGGGTACATGCAATTGACCTAACACACGATCCGAGAAATGGTTTTGATGCACACGCCCATGCCCGCAATATCGCTGCACGACATGACGGTCGTATCGAATATATCATTTCTAATCGCAAGATTGCAGAACGTGAAAATGGGTTTAGATGGCGTAATTATGATGGAGAGAATCCTCATACTAAACACGCTCATTTTTCTATCAGACATACTACACTTGCTCGATATGATACAAGTAAATGGCTTAATGCTATAATTTTATTTCCTACACCTACCCCTCCAGTATATGTTCCACCAACACCAAAGCCTACACCTGCACCACCGGTAATTATTCCAGCCCCACCCGTTATCAACCCACCAACTTACATAGAGGATGATGAAATGTCAATTTTTAGAGATCACACAGGAGCTATCTGGCTTATCTATGGCAGCGGTGAACGTCGTCACCTTAGTTCTATGGATGAGGTGAATGTACTGCGGATGACTATTGCTCCTAAGTATATTGATCTTGGAGCTAATGCTATTCAGAGTCAAATTATTCTTAATAACACTCGGCCACTATGATCCAAGACTGGGCTTCGGCCATGGAAAAATCTACAGTTAAATTAGGAAGAGAGATAGGAGATCTATGGTAGCCGTAAGTGGTAGGGGATGGTCGCTCGCACCGTCACTAGTAGCGTTAGTGAAAGAATGTGATAGACGAGCACCAAGGCGTTCTACACTGAGTGACGGATCTATCGGTGATTCCGCTCATCGAGCGAGAAAATCTGACCATAATCCTTCAGGTGGGTGGGTTCATGGTGTAGATATTACTCATGACCCTAAAGATGGCATGGATATCCACGCTCATCTACGCAATATTGCTGCGAGACACGATGGTCGTGTAGAGTATATGATCTCACTAGGTATGATTGCCGAACGAGAAAACGGATTCCGCTGGGTACGTTACAACGGCGAAAATCCTCATAATAAACATGGACATATTTCTGTCAGACACACAACGCTAGCACGATTCGATACAAGTCCTTGGCTTGGTGGTGTAGTAAGTTTCCCTACTCCTGTGCCACCGCAGATTTATGTGCCGTCAACACCTAAGCCAACTGCTAATCCACCCGCACCACCAACTGAGATAGTTGAAGATGGACCACCTATAGAGGAAGAAGAGATGAAAATTTACGCACTGAATTATCCAAACCGAGTCGAATACTGGCTTACCTATGCTGATGGTTGGCGCACTAATCTTAATGCACAGAATGATCTACCAACATTCTTCCGCATGGGAATGCCTGTTGTCAATATCGTAGGCGAGTATGATTGTAATACATTCAAGAACTTTACTAGTGAGCGTCCGTACGGCCAATGGTAAACGACTGGGCTTCGGCCATGGAAAAAGTCTACAGCGAGGCTATTTATCAGTCTTGTAATGTAGCTGATCTTGAATTTACTAGCGGTCATCGTATTGAAGTCCGACTTGCTCTTTCTGATTCTCAGAAACAGGTCGGGCTTTCTGCTGCAGAGGCACTCGACATGGGGATGTTATTCTATTACAAGCACCCTACATATATTCCTTTCACGATGGCTGAGATGGCCCACGATCTTGATATCGGTCACTATAATTCCGAGGGTATTCTTATTCAGTCTACTCAGTGTGAGGCTGGCTCTCTAGAACATGTGACTTGCTCGATGCCTTTCAGCTACGTATTAGAAATGCCTGCTGGCACTCTTCCTGTCGGAAACTTTCGGATTATCTGATGGCCGAACAAAAGAATCTATGGTATGAAGAAGATCTTGACGTCTGTATGAATTGTGGTCAGTCGAGGGGATATTATTATGTACGCTAATGAATTAATTTGTTCCTTTGTAGAATGTGAAAAGCCTGTTACGTGTAAAGGCTTATGTAATGGACATTATACACAAAAGCGTAAAGGCCAAGAATTAAAACCACTACGTAAACTTGGTATAAAAACATGTAACTTTCCTGAATGCGGGCGTGCTCATTTCGGTCATGGACTTTGTAGTGGTCATCTCAGGCAACAGAAAAAGAATCAAATTTTACAACCTCTAGGATATAAAAATATTCCTACAGAATGCAATTTTCATGATTGCACTAATATAGCAATTTGTATAAATTTATGTAGTACACATTATGGTCAACAAAGAAATGGTAAAAATCTAACAAGTATTAGAAAAAATAGATTAGACGAATCTTATTCTTGGCAAGACCAAATTGAATTTGTATTAAAGAATATTAAGACAACTACAAATGATATAGGCTGCACCTTAGTCGACAGCACGGGTACCAATGGTTATGGTATCGTAAAATTTGAAGGTAAACGTAGATTGGCACATCGAGTAGCCATGGCAGCAAGCCTTGGATCCTTCGAAGCTCTCGGTTCAGAAGCTGTCCACCATAAATGTAGTAATCGTGCCTGTATTAATATTGCACACCTTCAATTAGTCACCCAAGCAGAAAATACTGCTGAAATGCTAGCTAGGCAGGCTTATATCGATCGAATTGCCTCTCTTGAGGCAGAGATTATTAATCTACAAATTGAAAATAATAAGTTAAGGATTCTAAATGGCTAAGGAAAAATTTTGGCAAGATGAAGATGTAGATCTTTGTCAATCCTGTGGTCAAAGTCGCTATGTTCCATCAAAGACAGCCGGGTTATGCATCGAATGCAACCCGGCTGATCCTAAATATATTGGAGCGGATAACGAGATTTGAACTCGTACCTTCAGTTTGGAAGACTGACGTGCTAGACCGTTAAACACTACATCCACTAGACAGGATAGCGGGACCTTATCTCCGCATCTTGCGGCCCCAATGGCCGACGTTCTAGATTTTAAACTATATCCTGTTGTCGGAATGGGTAGATTCGAACTACCGACTTCCGGGGTTTCGAGCCGGTACTCTTCCTAACTGAGTTACATTCCCTAGTTAGTGTTAGGTCACTACCCTCCGGTTTAAGGCTTACCGTTGCCATACACTATTTGGGTGATCGACGGGACTTGAACCCGCAGTCTTCGGTATCACAAACCGACGATTTTATTCCGATTAATCTACGATCACAGTGTAGTAGGTAGGAATCGAACCTACAATGCCGAAGCGGCTGATTTACAGTCAGCGGAGCACACCACCTGCTCAACTACTACATGATATTTAATTGTTAGAGGAGGGTAGAAGAGTCGAACTCCCAGACTTTCACCTGCCCTGGTATTCAACACCAGTTGCCAGCCAACCTAGCGGTACCCTCCTAGGTTTATGGTGGACACATATCGGCGTCGAACCGATGTCTTCCTCATTGCAAGTGAGGAGCTTTCCCAGCTAAGCTAATGGCCCAAGTTGGTGGCGTGCCTCGGAGTTGAACCGAGAGTTGAGGCTTATGAAGCCCCCGTGTTACCATTACACTAGCCCGCAACGGCTTTTTTAAAAGGCGGTACACCCAAAGGGAAGGGAGCCTGGACAATGATACTCGTAACGACGATGCTGATACATTCGGCTCAACCTTTCCCTTCGTGTTTCTTACTAACCTTATCGACACTTGCTATATTTTTATTTACAACGATTAATCTTCGTCATCTAGATCGAGGAAGAAAACCTCATCATCACAGGCGATGACTTGACCAAGCGTTGATATGGTAGGACGCATCGGCATCGCCTCTAGCATGTCTGCAGCGTTCCGAAAAATGTTTGCTGCTACGAGTGGATGGCATCCATCGAGATCTATTTTTGGTTCTACATCATCTTCAAGAATAATAGAGATGATTGTAAGTCCTGTACCTAGATCAAACTGTTCTTCCATTAGTAGCTCCAGTCTATTTGGTTCTACTATATTTAACGGCGTAGTTGTGATGGGAGTACCGATTCGTCACCCATTCTTATCTCTCTCCCTCAACCGGTAAGAGGGCTTAAGTAGGACCAAAGAGATCGTGCTATTTATTGATCGTCTAGTTACACTACACAACAGAATTAGATTGGGTTGCCTTCGCTATCCACGGTACTAGTATAGCGCTTCCCACGGAAGATTGCAACCCCATCGTTGATCAGGTCGTTGGTTGGCCATGCCGCACGGCCTTTCTTCTCATAGTATATCACCATCATACCCTGTTGCCAAGACTCTGTGCCAGATTTATCTGTCTGACTGCCACGAGAGTTGATGCCAGTGCTAGCCGAAGGTACCTGTCCGTCAATCTTACATGAACAGCCAGCCGACCCTGCGAAGATATCGTATCCGCCGCTACGGTCGCTTCTACGGTCCCAGACTAGCTCTGCACGGTGAGTGTGCCCGAAGACCGTTGACACGCCCTTAGCGAGGTGCTTAGCGGCCGTAGCGCCTCTTGTGCCGGATACGAGCTTGCCGTGCTCGAAACGTAGCCCGTCGTTCGCCCAGAATTCGCCGTTAGGATAACTATCGATGTAATTTACGTTGCTCTCATCGAAGCGGCACAGGTAGCTGAGGCCGAGCACAGGTTCGTCATCGTCGGCACGGGTGATGCCGAGAAGAGAAGGAATCTTATCTGTAACAATATTGTCTAGACGATCTTCGTGGTTGCCCTTCAAGTAGACAAGTTCTGCATCAGGAGTAATCTGACGCTGAGTAGCGGCTACGGTAGCGATACGATTGATTGTAAGCTGAGTGTTGCCAAAATATCCTGGCGCTGAGCGGTGCGTAGAGAACTCTGCAAAATCAGCATTGTCACCCTGCCATACGACGATATCGATTCCTTCTCCAGCTTCAAGGTCAGCCATGATCTGATTCTGGATATCAAGAACACGCTCATCGTGAATCGTTGTCAGGTTACCTTCGTTATCACGACTGTAACCAATCTGCATGTCGGGGATACTGATAGCTAGTCCGATACCATCCGCTTTACCGTTCTTAGATTTCGGAACGTTAACCGTAATACTAGGTAGAGTAGCACGTTCATACTTAGGCTGTAGATCAGGAATAATCTCAATCGTCTGGCCTGACGTTTCTTTCGGAACCTGCTTGTTCGACCCATCTTCCTGCTTCTCCCATACGTATGTGGTGCGAGAACCTACGGTTACTTTGCCGACTCGAAGTCCAGCATCATCGTACTCTTCGAGAAGTTCTTTCAGATTGTCTAGACCGGTGTCATCTGTTACTACAGAGACTTTGCCGTTCCACTTACGCTGGCCATACTTGGCGAGACTTTTCACGTTAACTGGTGCAAGGTCATTATCAGCAAGATACTGGACAATCTGTGTCGCCCTCTTCCCTGCTAGCCATAGCTCTTCGATTACGTCTAACTGGGGATGTTCTGAGGGTTTCACTGTTTTCATCAAAGGTTTGCCTTTCAATTGGGCGACAGAACGAACGTCTCTTCTTGTCGATTTAACGGCTTATTCGTCAGATTCTGGTCGTTGTCGACCGAGACGTTTATTCTTCTTTTTCTTCTTATCAGGGAACTTGTCCGAACGGAATGGATTGAAGTATCCTGGTCCGTTCGGTTCGTCGTGGATACCACGCAGATTGCTTTTAAGATACTTCTTCTTTTTCTTTTTTGATCCCATGATCACAAATTAAAATTCCCTGTAGATGGTCATACTCATGTTGGAAAATTTGAGCAATTTCACCAGTTAATGTTTCATAACCTCGATTAAAGGAGCGCACTTGAATTTTCCTATACCTAGTAACAACGTAGGTTCGCCCATCTAATGAAAGGCAACCTTCTGTAGTTAGGTATTTATCTGACATCCAGATAATATCTGGAGCGGTGAAATATCCAGTTTCTCCACTAGCAAGTTTATAGACAAAAATTGAGCTGCTATTTCCAACTTGATTAGCAGCAAGTCCAACGCCACCACTTTTCTTAAGTGTCCGAAACATCTCCTTCACAATATCGTCAACAACTTCTTCAGCCGGGACGGTCAGTGCTCGCTGTCGCAGGAGATAGTTCGGATACTGAATAATCGATCTCATATAACTATGATAGCACAGATGCTACAGGTTTGTCAAGCGTCTAACTTCAGCCGTGGCATCCCAGAGAGACAGGTGACGGTTCTTGTTGTGGTACCGGTGGATCTTCTTGTGGCACTTGCGATGCACCGGTACGAGATCTCGAAGGTGCTCGTTCTCGAAACGTTCGTACGTCCGGTGATGTAAGTCCATCGGTAGATTTGTCTTACGACAGACGTAGCATTCCTTCGGCAGCTTGCTAGCCCAGTAGCGTGCTCGTTTAGCTTTCCACTCAGCCGAGGCGAGGTACTTGCGGTGAGCTTTCTGTTTCGGTGAGAGTTTGCGAGCCATGTCATAGTTGACGGCTGGTTCTTGTTTAAGTGGTCGCTAATGGTTTTTCCCTTCGACTGGAGACAGTGCGAGGACCTAGACTCCCCTCACCAGAACTAAGAGAACTGGTCTAGGCTTTCTAAGCTAAGCCTACTAGTGTGCCGAGAGGAAGGCGCAAATGAATCAAGACCCTCGTAGACTTCTCAGCCTACGTAACTCACCAGTTTTTCAGGAACTGTAACCCACCGTCCGTCGTGCGCCGTAAACTCTCCACCTCTACACGATTTTCTCACCCTGGTACCCGTAGGCCAGCACAGCAAGAGAGGTAGACGAGCAATTTCCAGTGTCGATAACGAGTTAACCCACCGAATTGATTCATCTGTTGTTTGATGTCATCGGGCCGTGCCCGGTGTAGTGCTTGTATCCGTCTCCTTGAAATTTCTCCGTCCTTAAACTATACCACGGCATGAACGGAGAGTCAAGTACCTCTTGACACAGGTTTGAAATCCTGCTATAATGGATATATACAATCGAAAAGGAGTCAGGTGCTAAGAAATAAAAAAATCTACACAGATGAGCAGAAGGAAGTTCTTTGGGAACGGTATAATTCCGGTGACAAATCTGTCTACCAGGATCTTTGCGAAGCTTATCTTCCTCTTGTGGAAATTATTGCTAGTAATAATAAATCTCGTCTTCCTGATCAGGTTGAGGTTGATGATCTAATCAGTGATGGTTTCTTTGGCCTTGCTGATGCTATCGAAAAATATGATTCTTCTGTTGGAGCAAAGTTTGACACGTATGCTACGAGCCGCATCCGTGGTGCGATCTATGACCGTCTACGTGACTACGATCCGATCAGCCGCCATTATCGTGGTAAGTTTAAACAGGTCACCGCTGTCACGGACGCTCTGAGTGAGATCCATCAACGGGTACCCACTGATAGTGAGGTTGCTAAGGAATTACGTTGGGATATTGCTGAGGTCCAGAAGATCCGTAGTTATTATGTTAGTTCTTTCACGGTGAACATTGACGAGTACATCACTGATGGCACTCACGAGAGTTTTAGCCTTGCAGATGTTCTTGCGGACGATACGATCGGTGATGCCGATTTCCAGCTTCAGGAGCAGGAGATTACGGACCGGTTAATCGAAGGACTAGAGAGTCTCTCGGACCAGGAATCCCTCGTAGTCTTCTGGAAGCATGAGGAGGGCCTAAACTTCCGTGAGATTGGGGAACGCCTCTCGATTAAGGTGCCTCGTGTCAGCCGGATCTACTCGGGTGCGATGAAGAAGTTGCGTCAGGAATTTGACAACCAGTAACAGCTCGGGTAAACTTAAAGCTGTCGTTGACGTTAAGTATCTAGTACGCTAAATAAACAGGAGTAACATGTCAGATTTTCTTTCATTCCAGCTGACAGACGATTTCATTGAGCCTTACAGCGCTCTGAAACCAGACTGGGGATTTTCAATCGGCGGGGGTAACTTCCTCTCCGAACTTGTCTATGTAAATAAATATTCAGCTCTTAAGGACGATGGGTCTAAAGAGCAGTGGTACGAAACATGTCGTCGCTGCGTCGAAGGTATGTATTCTATTCTCAAAGATCATTGCAAAAAGAATAAGACACCTTGGAACGATCTGAAAGCACAGAAGTCGGCTCGTGATGCTTACGACCGTATGTTCCATTTTAAGTGGACGCCACCGGGTCGTGGACTTCAGCATATGGGTCGTGAAGCTATCCACTCTCGTCAGGATTCTAGCTTCCTTCAGAATTGCGCCTTTCTCACGACAGCTAAGCTTAGTGCTCACTCTGTTTGGGAAGCTACAGGACCATTCACTCGCATGATGGAAATGAGCATGTGTGTTGATGGCGATACATGGGTTATGACCACAGAAGGCCCCCGTAAGATTAAAGAAATTGATATGCCCATGGATCTCTTTGTTTCAGGAGAAAAGCACGCAGCCCCCCATGGGGCATGGCCGACCGGCGTCAAGGATACGGTGCTTATCGAAACAGAAGAAGGGTACGCTATGCGACTCACTGGAGATCACAGAGTGCGGACCGTTAGTTACGGTCGCACTACCAATAATCGTGTAACCGAATCATTCGAATGGGTCGAGGCTGGGCAGCTTAAGCCAAATGACAAAATTGTTTTGTCCGATCAGTATGGTATCGATTGGTTTAGTGATGGTTCATGGGATGAAGGTTATCTTACGGGGGCCTGTTTGGGCGATGGTTGGAAGAATACAACATCCTTTGTCGTTGCAGCATATAAAAAAGATAGTGCTTACGAAAGTATTAAAACACAAGCATTGTCCAGTGTGGCGAACGTAAGTCGTCGTGCAATAGCTGGTGGGTGGACTGAAAAGAATAAAGATTGCGATACTCTGACAATCGGTACATGGGTAGGCGAATATCTTGATGTTTCTCCAAAAATGATGCGTGATAAAATTGAACAAGCTTCTAAAGAATTTTATCAAGGATTTCTTCGAGGACTGTTTGACGCTGATGGTGGGGTTACTATTGCTGGAAAATCTAATATTGTTAGTTTGTCTCAGTCTAATCTCGATACTCTGCAGAGAGTGCAAAGAATGCTTCTTAGACTCGGGATTAAAAGTAATATCCAAGTTAAACGTGCTGAAAGTACTCCGACGACCATCCTTGGGGTTGATACAGTCTCGGGTCCAGCTTGGACTCTAGTCATTTCTTCTGATGCTATTCTAAGATTTGCTGACGTAGTTGGCTTCTCGGACGGTCCGAAATCTGAGGCATTGCAAACATTAACCGAGCAAGATTTCTATCATTCATATATGAACACTCGGGTGAAATCGGTGCTTCCGGCGGGCGAAACACTTACATACGATATTAGTGTTCCATCTTTAGAAGCGTTCGATGCTAACGGACTCTATGTGCATAATTGTGGTATCGGTGTAGGATTCGATACTCGTGGGGCTAATAATCTAGCACTTCATGAGCCGAGTCTAGAGAAGAAAGATATCTTCGTCGTTGAGGATAGTCGTGAGGGATGGGCTGAAGCTATCGGTGTCCTACTCGAAAGTTATTTCTTTAAGAATCGTAACTATGTAGAATTTGACTATACTCAGATTCGTCCTTCAGGTGCACTACTGAAAAGTTTTGGTGGTCGTGCTTCTGGTCCTCAGCCGCTTATTGATTGCATTGAGCGTGTCCGTTTCCTGCTTGGAGAACGTGAAGGCGAAAAGCTGACATCTCGTGATATCGTTGATGTAATGAATCTGATTGGTAAGGCTGTTGTTGCTGGTGGTGCTCGTCGTTCTGCTCAGATTGCCTTCGGCTCAGTTGACGATGATGATTACACTTCTATCAAGGACTGGACTCTACCTGAGAATCAGCTTCGTACAGACCCCGATCATGGTTGGGCTTGGAATTCTAATAACTCAGTTTTTGTAGAGGGAGAAATTCCTAAAGAACTTATTGATAAAACTGTGCTGAATGGTGAGCCTGGCTACATGTGGCTAGATCTTGCTCAGCAGTATGGGCGTATGGTAGATCCGCCTAACGGTGCTGATTACCGTGCTATGGGTGGAAATCCTTGTCTTGAGCAGACACTAGAGCCGTGGGAATGCTGTACCCTAGTTGAAACTTTTCCGACGAAGCATACAGATTTTTC